TAATATCTTCGCCATCTACACGATAATTAATAGTTGGTTTGGAATTTTTTGCGCCTTTTATTAATTCAATATTTCTTAATTTACTCAAATAATCCGACTCGGATTTTACATCGGTCGCAAAAAATTTCTTCATATATTATGCAAAAGTTATTGTATATTGGAAAACAAATCTTATCGGATACTTGTAAGAAGGGCAAAATAAATCATAATTCAATTCTACATTGATTCCGCAGCCCGCACTTTCTTCCACTTCGTCTCCATAAATGATTCCGACTTGTGTCATAAAATCATTATAGGACAATAAATTCCAATATTTTGTTTTTAAAACAATATTTTCATTGTAATATGGGAAAAAGAATTTTTGTATATTTATTTGATTACCCTCAAATATAGTAAACGAAGTAACCCCATTGTTTAAAACCATATCCATTGTATTAAAAATGCTTGTCAGGTTAATTCTTTCGTCAAATATTTTTTTATCTCTAAAAGAAATATATTTTTTAAATTCGCGTGGATTTTTTAAAATAGAAACAAAATCATTATAATGAATACATGAAGGTGTACAATACACTATGAATGCTTTATCCATGGGACATTCGCATTCAAAATTTCGTAAATTTCCTAGAACAATATTATTGGGTATGCAATCTGTATTTAAAAAATTATCATAAATGACCATTATGATAATTCAATATTTTTTTATTCTAGATAAGGGGTAGTAAAAATAATACGTTCTGGAACATATACAGAAGGAGACGGGTTCCAAGGAATATCACTGGAAGAACAGCCATTTGTATCATCCGTTAAAATTGGCTTGGGTGCCATCTGGAAATAAAATTCAGTGTAAAAATCCAGTTGCAGAATATATGGGGCTGCATCATATAAATTTTCATTCTCGCAAAAGGCATCTACATAAACTGTATTCTTCAAAATGACTATATTATTTGGAAGATTGTTAATAAAAGGGTAATATGTTTCTGCATTATGGTTATGGTAATAAGCAGTATAACCCGATTCGCCAGTGCATCCTTCAAAATATTGCGAACCTGAAATGTCATCTGGGTTGCAAATGTCTATGCTGTTAAAATATTTATTAATGTCACATGGGTTTTCTTCACAACCACATTCTCCTGGAGTTTTTGCATTTACTATAGGATTATTCACAATTTGTTCTACTGATTCTAAAACACTTCCAACGGTTGTCTTGTTATAACAAGTCCAGTTCAAATTCAAACAACTAGCGTTTTCAAATTTTGAAATTGTTTTTAGTTTTTCGCCACTTACCGCTTTAAATTGTCTTAATAAATTAAAACATGTTACTTCCTGGCGCGCAGTTTGAACATTCCCGTTTCCTTCATAAATAGGATACTCACCCATGTTCAAACTAACTTTAGAACTGGAATAACCATTTGGGTAGAGTGTATGTATCAAAAAATAATTGATACTTTCTTCCAAACCTATAATTTGTTGGTACCACAATTCCTTGTTATTTGAAATATTTTTATAAGGGTCGGCGCCGGCAAATACAGTTTTTCCGTAATTCAAACTAGGACTTGTATTAATCTCCCATTTTGTAATAGGTTGAAATTCAGGGTTGGTGGAATTTGCTACAAGACTTGCATCTATTTGTTTCGTAAGAGAAACTTTTTTGAAATTATCCAAACTACCGGTTTTTCCAGTAATAACATCGTTCAACTTATTTGGATTCAAAGAAATAATAGAATATCCTAAATCAACCGAATTGGTATCAATGGTTTTGGCATTTACAGGCACGTTTGAAACCAAGCCTTCTGGAACGGGTATGATGTTGACCTCTGATAAAAATTGCGCGGTATCGTGGTCTGTAACAATAGTTCCGTGGCAAAAATTGCTCATATTCTTTAATTAATATTTTATTTTTTACAAAATATTTAAACTATAAAATGATGAAAGGATAGATAGCCTTTTTTAAATAAAAAGGATAAAAAGGAATAATAATATATATTTCTATAGTCTGTTTCAGTCTTTAATGACTCCAAAATAGTTGTTTCATAATCATTAGTTAATCGCTCTTGATTCCGTATTTTAATATTCTCCGTGTAAAACAGTTTGTTCATCTCAGTTTCTTCTACAAACTTTACCGGGATTATTTTGCTTATAAATGTATTGTCAAAATCAAACAATCCGTTGTGCAATACTATAGATAAAAAGCCGTTAAAATCAATGTCATCTTCAAAAAATACAGGAGGCGTTCTTTCTACTTTGTAATGAGCCAACTTGTCAGATAACATCTTTTCTTCCTCTGTATTCAAAACGAAATCTAAATGTTTAAAATCCATTGGCAATTTTGTACCAGTTACACGCTTTAATTTCAAAGAAACAAACTGTTTATGCAATTTCCATTCCAAATTATCATTAAAAATGATTTCAAACAATTCAACCAGATTTTCTGTTTCTATGTGGTTTTCTACGAAAGAATTCCCTATTCCTTCTTCCCCTAAAAAGAAAAAGGCTTCATAGAATTTGGGGTCTTTAACATATAAAATAACAGTTGGGTCTTCTGGATTATTCACCAGATTCAATACTTCTTTCTCCACTTCTTTGATTTTGTTTTCGGACAATTCATTCCTTTTTTCTATAATACAAATATTCCCAAAAGTCAATTTCTTGAAGAGAAAAAGGGTGGATATTTTGTATATTTTGAATCTATAAAAATAGTATATTACAAATAAAAAAAACCCCAATATCACCATTTTTGAAAGACATTCCAAGTCAATGGAAGAAGAAACAATCATATTGCACGCCAACATTTTATATATTAACGAATTAAATATTTTAAAAATCCGCAAATAAAATAAAATACCAATTCATGTCAGAAATTCAAAAATCCGGTAAATATTTCAATAAATTTTTTACACCTTACGGCCTCATTGATAAAATGTTGAGGCATATACCCCAAAAAATATGGGATAATTTGGACACGACCTGGCTCGATCCAACCTGTGGCGAAGGTTATTTTTTAATGGCGATTTTTGAAAAATTATTTGCGAACCCCCATTTTGTTTTTCATTTTCCAATAGAGGAAGAAAGAAAGAAACATATTCTAAAAAATTTATATTTTAATGATATTAATCCCGAAAATACGGATAAAATTAAGGAATTTACAACATTAAATATCAGCACATGCGATATTTTGAATTGGGAACCCGGAATGCAATTTGATGTCATTGTAGGCAACCCCCCGTTTCAAACGCCTTCCCACAATTATCTTTCTGGCCCTATGCGCAAAGGGTCGCGAAAAAAAATGTATGAAAAAGTGATTGAAAAGTCGCTCGCCATATTGCGCCCGGGTGGTGTCATGTGTTTCATAACGCCGACGAATTTATGGTCTGGTCGCGGTGTCCTGAAAAACACCTTGTATGAAAAACTGGTGACCAACTACTCTCCCATATATATATATTTAAATGACTTAAAGAAGCAGTGGTTTCCTCGGGTCGGGGGCAATCTGAAAATGTGTTATTTTGTTTTGGTGAATGAGAAGTATTGTGGTAACACTTTGATTGAAAATCGTGGAGGAAATGTGGCGCGCGTTTTTTTACAGAATCGTACGGTGAATCCAGTGGAAGATTGGACGGCGGAGAACGATGCGTTAATTTCAAAATATTTAGGGGGGAAAAACAATTTTGTTCGTACCAGTGATACAATTAAAGTGGAACCCGGAGACATTCTTTATTTGCAAAACCCGTCGCGTATTTCTTCCGTTGCCATGAATGAAAAGATAAAAAAGGATTCCCAATATGGAACGGAAAAATATATTTTGTTTCGTATGAAACCGTTTGAGAAAGGAATTCATGATATGGGAAATTTTTTGTTGGCTCCACAGATATTCTTTCTTCCTTTAGAAAATTATACAAAGGAAGAAAAGGAAAAAATAATTTCTTTTTTTGAATCGGAAATATGGGAAAGAATTGTTCGGTCCACTACAACAAGCCAATTTTTAAAAGGTGGGTTGGTGGATTTTTTAAATATGAGTAATATATGAGTGAATGGTTAAAATTTACAGAAGATGTTAAACCGCAAGTAGATTATACAAAAATTACAAACGTTTCAGACAATCAAAAATTGGAAGAACAATATAATCGTTCACAAAATTTTAGAAATAACAAAATATATGCTAAGCAAAGAGAAGATGAAATGAATAATAGAAGTGAAAGAAATGCACAAAAAAATCTAGAAGAAGGAATAGAAGAAAGAAGAAACGAAAACCTATTTATCACACAAAGTGACGCAATAAAAAGAACGAGAATTAACAACGAAATTAGAGAAAGATTAGAAGCAAGAGAAAGATTAGAAGCAGAAGCAAGAGAAAGATTAGAAGCAAGAGAAAGATTAGAAGCAGAAGCAAGAGAAAGATTAGAAGCAGAAGCAAGAGAAAGATTAGAAGCAGAAGCAAGAGAAAGATTAGAAGCAGCAGCAAGAGAAATAAATCAAATGGGAATTCAAGATGAAGAAAGCCGTATGCAAAGAACAAGAGAAAAACAAAAAAAATACGCACAATTACAAAAAAAATACGAGGCTGAGGCAGTTATTAAATTTGAAGAGATGAAAAAAATATACGATGAAGAAGATAGACGTAAGAGCGAAGATAGTCGTAAACGCATTGATGCGAGAAATGCTAAATTTTTGGGGGGTAAAAGAACAAGAAAATCGCGAAGACGAAGACGAAAATCCCGAAAATCCCGAAAAAATAAATGAATATAGTATGCAGTTCATAACTTTTGCCAGTCATGATAATTATATAGATGCCGGAAATAGATTACTGAAACAAGCCGCCGAATTGAATGTTTTTGACAATATATATTTAAATACAGTAAAAGACCTTGAGGGTGCGTTTTGGGACAAGCATAGCAAGTTTATAATGGAAAATCCCAAAGGGTTTGGTTATTGGATTTGGAAGCCTTATTTAATAAAAAAGAAGATGGATGAAATGGAGGATGGGGATATTTTATTATACTTGGATTCCGGTTGCGAAATAGATTGCAGAGAACGAGAATATTTTATGGAATATGTAGAATACGTAAAAAAAGATTATATTCTAGGAACACTTGGAAAAACAACCGTGGAAGAAAGTTGTAAAATGGATTTGTTGTTACATATTGGTATAGATGATTCACAACTTACAACCAGAATGCATCAAGCGGGAGCCAATTTAATATACATAAATTCTGTAACTAGAAACTTGATAAATAAATGGTATGAATTATCATGCAATTATTATTTTATTAATGACGAATCTATTTGCAAAAATAGGGAAGCATTTAAAGAACACCGACACGACCAATCTGTATATTCCCTTTTGACCAAAAAATATGGTATTTACAGCAAACATTATTTAGACAAATGTATTAAATGTTTGCGAAATAGGGGCGGAGTCAGTCTTCTCTAAGTACAGCTCATAAATCTCCCATTGTTGTTTGAATTTGGAACATGTTTTTGAAAGGGAAGAGGGTCGGCGCACCTTTGTGTGAGACGCAATGCATACTGACTTTCTGTGGGCGTCCCTTGATTGCCTATGAATGGTTTTACAGTGCACATGTTCGCCGAAGTTTTATCATAAATGTAAACACCCTGTGAAACATTGTCTTTGAGTGGTCCGTTTGGGTAAACATTTTTTACCCAATAATTGGGAAAAGTTCCATTGAGCCATTTGTATTTGGTTTCTATCATTCCCCTAGAGGATAGAACGGATGGTTTTACATATTTGTATTGAGTACCCGGAACAATGACCGCTTGATTTACTACAAAAAGAGGTTTGTTGTAATAGGAATTGCAACAACCTCCCCACCCCACTGCATAAGGTCCTCGGAATAATGTTTTTGTTTTGGAAAAAGCCATGGGGGTCCCTACAGCTCCTTTATTGCGATGGGTGCCGTTGATAGAAAATCCATTGTCATTTTCAAAAGCGAGTTGTTGGTTTCCATGAGGGCCCCGTGAAATCCAAGTTCCACCAGGTTTTCTTCCAGAGACATGAGTTCCATATTGAATCACTGATTTTTTTTTAAAGGCAACAATTGACATACCATTTATAAATATAATAATTCATACTGAAAACATCTCTTGAGAAAATAATACAGTTTTCCTTTTATTTTTACAATATATTCCGTAATAGGAATTCCATCATAATAATATCCATTCTTCCATTCGGGGTAACCAACCTTGAATGTAAAAACAATTAGACCAATAGAATAATAAATGGCGGATTTATGACAAGTGAGAGGCAATTTCTTTTTCATCATTTCGGGATAAAATAAGTATTCTTCAAATGGGTGTTTGAAGGAAGGGGCAAGGAGGGTGAACTTATCATTGTTTAATTTTATGACATCCCCAATAATAATAAAAATAGGTTTTTCATAATCAAGCAAGTAGATGTTTTCCATGGAAATGGCATAAAAGGTAATTCCCAACGTCTCCATTATTCGTAATTGAATACACGCGCATTCAATAAAAGAGACGTCAAGTTGTTGATGTTCCTCCCACATTTCTTTTAAATTTGTGGCGATATCATAAATAACAAGATGTCCATTCCTATAGTGCATAGATTGCAAACAAATAAAATCATATTTTTCTTGAATTTCATTTTTGAATATATTTAATACATTTACTAAAATAGGCTCTACTTTAATCCTATCCATTAAATATATTCATTATTTTATCCTGAAGAACCAAACCCGTTTTCGCCTCTAGAAGATTCGGATAATTCTTCTATAGTTATTAATTGAACGTAGATGGGTAGTTCAGAGGAAGCACACAATTGGACGATTCGCGAATCTCTTTGTAAAATAAATTCTGATTGCGAATCAAAAACGCCTTGAATGTCTCCGCGGTATCCGGGGTCAATAACTCCTACTGCATTTGCTAATCTAAGGGGTGTCTTAAAAATACTGGAGCGAGCATATAGTTTCATACCACAAGGATATTGATGTGTCTCTGAAATATAAGTGGCCTCTATTTTTACACCAAAATTTACTTTGGTGGGTTTTCCTGGTTCGCAGTGTTGCGAGGATGGTGTTACTAAATCAAAACCATCATTCACAAATACAAATGGATTTTCAATAGAAGTCAATAAATGATTGTTGAATTCTTCAACATAAGCAGTATAGTGGTCAATTAATTCCTCGTAAACTGCAATTCTTAATAAAATATAGGCGCCGTATGCTTTGAGAACCCTGTCCATTTTAATTGTATTTAGCTTATTATTTTTAAGTTATAATACGTAAAAATAAGGATAAAAAAGTATTAGAGAATAGTAATGGATGAACCACCAAAATTAGTTGACTTACCTGTGAATACGCCATCAGAGGCATTAAATTTACTTGTTTCTTTTGTGAATTTGGCGCAACGACGTGGAGTGTTTTCTATTGATGAATCCGCAAAAATCTGGGAATGTATTAAACAATTTCAGAGACCCAGTGCTGACCTATAAGTTTTTAAATTTCGCTGGAAATTTAAAAACGCTTTATAAAGGGCTTGAACCTTTGACCTCTCGGTTAACAGCCGAGCGCTACTACCAACTGAGCTAATAAAGCTGAATTCTGCAAATTTGCGCGTTCCCATGCGTCCCGTTATAAATGCTGCTAGCAAAAAACTATTTGCCTATATTTTACCACATGTGGGGCTCGAACCCACGACCTCCAGCTTAAAAGGCTGGCACTCTACCGACTGAGTTAATGTGGCAGTCTGACCTGTGTGATTTGAACACACGACCAATGGAACTACAGTCCACTGCGCTACCAACTGCGCCAAGGTCAGTGAATTTGCTTTTATCGTTTGTTTTCTAATAAGTGAAATTTGAATTGCTGCACGATAAAGTTTAGCGAGAAGAGGTTTCGATCCTCTGACCCCGAGGTTATGGGCCTCGTGCGCTTCCCCTGCGCCACCTCGCTTTTATGCTATTACCCTTGTTTTTCTTAATAATGAATTTGAATTGCTGCAAGGTAAAATATGTTGCCCTTCAAAAGAGAAAAGAGATACCGAAGGGCTGGGTCTCTTTTTTAATTTTGCTATTACCCTTGTTTTTCTTAATAATGAATTAGAATTGCTGCAAGGTAAAAGAATACCATATGTGGGGATCGAACCCACGACCTCCAACCTTTGGAAGGCTGGGACTCTGCCACTGAGTTAATATGGTTAAAATTTGCTGTTTTCCTGGTTTTCTTAATAGTGAAATTTGAATTGCTGCAAGAAAACGTTATTGCTCTATGTGGGACTTGAACCCACAATCTCCGGCTCATAAGACCAGCGCGTTAACCAATTACGCCAACAGAGCTTTAGTTGCTATTACCCTTGTTTTTCTTAATAGTGAAATTTAGAATTGCTGCAAGGTAATATGTTTAGTATATTACAATAGGGGATGTTTCTAAGTTGTTTGAAAAGATATTTTATGTTTGGTTGCTATTACCCTTGTTTTTCTTAATAGTGAAATTTAGAATTGCTGCAAGGTAATACGAAGAAGGAACTTTTTCGTCCTTCTTATAGTATAATAGTGGTATTTTTTAAGTTGTTTTGTTAATTATTTAAGGGTTTTCTGAAACATCTTTTCGTATTTTTCGTCACCCTTTAGTATGTATTGTTGTTTGGTCATTCCGTCAAATAGAATACTTTTCTTAAAAAATGTTTTGAAATCTTTCAAGAAATATTCCAATGAATTAGATTTTAATATGTGGTCAATTTCCTTGGCATCCAATTTGCATAATATATAATAAACAAAAAACAATAAATTATCACTACTCATGGGAGCCCATATTATATATTTTATTTCAGGGTCAATAAGACCCTCCTTTTTTACTACTTTATACTTGTTATTTTTATACACAACAATAAATCCGGTTGTCAATTTCTTCCACCAAACATTTAGTTTTTTGAATAATTTGTCAACAATCATAATATTATTTATTATTTTATGTTGTTTAAATTAATGTTAAACATCTATTCAACCTGTTTTCCAAAAACTTTTTTGGATTTTTAACATATTTAATATTCAAGGGTTAAATTTATCTTCATAATACATGTATTCGTCTTCACTGCATTCTCCATAAACTTCCGCATGTCTTGCCTTTTTTGTTTTTCTCTCTCCCAGTTCTTTGGATAATGCTTTTTGTTTCAATTCATTTTCGGCCCTTTTACTAACTTTTGGCCTGACCTTTAAAACATGTGTAATTTCATTTTTGATTTCATTTTTGATTTCATTTTTGATTTCATTTTTGATTTCATTATCAGTCCCAAATAATCCTTTTGATATATCTAAATCCGATTCTTCCTCTTGTTTTCTTTCTTCTAATCGTTTTTTTGTTTCTTCGCTTTGAAGAACTGGAATATATCCATCTATTTCCCAATCTTCCAATTCTTCCATTATTACTTATTATACTAAGTATTATTTAAATTTTTATATACAAACAATTGCACCTGGATAGTCTGTGTATTTTTAATTTTTTCGCGTGATAAAATGTATTTTTGGTATCATAATTTCCACATTTTAAACAAAATGGTATAAAAAAAACAATTTTTTCCAACCTAAACATGTAAACACCGTTTTCTAAAGATGTGCATTTTGGGTCGGAATACCATTTTGGAGTCCATACCGTATCAAGTTGTTTAAATATAATATTCTTTAATCGTTTTGCTCTTTCTTGAGTTCGTTGAAAGACAAAATCTTTTATAAGTTCTAAAACATCTTTTGGAAGAATCTTACTAAAAGCCAATTGTTTTAAAACACATGACATTACATAGTGTATTTTTTTGTTTTTATATTTTTAAGACATAAAACTTGATAAACATAAGCTAGTTACAAAATGCGAATATATTTCTCCTTTTTTGGGGGCTTGTCGGGCGTCTTGTCGGGTGTCTTTCTTAATGCAAAGAGGTTCACCGCAATAATGTCGCTTAATCTCGTGAGTGGCATTTGTCTCCTTGGTTCCTTGCAATACTTTTGGGTATGACCATATTCATCACAATTATTGCATTTGGTATTCTTGAGATATTCGCACACAACTTCGCCGTCTTCCATCAAGTTGTGATCTGTGTATTCTCTTTCAGCATCTCGGCAAACAGGACAAAACTTTGCCCTGCAATACTTTGGCGTGTGCCCATATTCTTTGCATTTTCTGCACTGGATTGTCTTGAGATTTTCGCAAACAATTATGCCGTCTTCCATCAGGTTATGGTTCGTATGTTCTCTTCCAGCATCTCGGCAAACGGCGCAAAACTTTTCTTTTTTATTGGCGTCAAAATATTCCCAGGTAGCCCCGTCTTCTCTTACGCCAGAGTCTCTGTACTTCCGACATTCAGAAACTAGCGACTGCACATTAGAGCAATATTTTACGGTATGACCAAATTTTCCGCAATTTAAACATTTCTGGTTCAAGAGAGTCCGGCAAATGACCATTCCAGCTTTATCCTTTACGCGATGAGAAGTGTAGACCTCTTCTGATTTTCCGGCATCAATACAAACTTTGCAGCTCATGTTTCAATTATGTTATGTTTGTTAACTTTATTTTATTTTCAATTTTTTTATTTTCAATTTTTTTATTTTTGCTTTTTATTTTTGCTTTTTATTTTTGTTTTTTATTTTTGTTTTTTATTTTTGCTTTTTATTTTTGTTTTTTATTTTTGTTTGATTTTTTTGTTTTTTATTTTTGTTTTTTATTTTTGTTTTTTTTTTTTGTTTTTTTTTTTTGTTTTTTTTTTTTGTTTTTTTTTTTTGTTTGTTTTTTTTTTTTTTTTTTTTTTTATTTTTTTTTTTTT